AAATCCTAAGTCTTTTAATGTAAGCAACTCTCCGTCATTTAACATGACTTGACCAGATTTATTTCCGTTTATAATAATAGTGTATTCTGTTTTCGTTTTCATGGTTTGTTTATGGTTAGAGCTGAAGTTTGTGCAAGGCATAGCAAGCGCAAAGGATGGCCGTTATAAGGCTGGCAACCGTGCAGATTGCTAGGATTTGATTTTCGGATAGTTTCATGGTTTATTTATGGTTTGTATTACTTATAAAAGAGATGTTTGCCTATGATGCAAGTCTTTTTAAGCGAGCTTGCCCAGTAAGGGTTGCAATAGTCTGCGTGGTAATGATCCGCGCCGCCCGTGTAATTCGTAGGCGATCCCGTGACAATGGCCATAGCCTCGCTAAAGCGCGGATGCCGCTTTGCTTTGGCTAGTAACTGGTCAATCCTTCCGCTATTCCAACAACTGAACTGTTTACGCTGTAAGCACACTTGCCTAGTGGTAAGCTTGCGCTTTGCCGCACGGTTGCGTATAACTTCGTTTACGGCCTCCATTGAGCCAGTTGCATACTCTCCCCCCGCTTCCAGGATAAGGGTTGCCGCTACGATCTCAGACGCATTGACGGATAGGTGAGAGACTAAGCCCATTGCAAGGGCGAATAATAGTTTTTTCGTTTTCATGGTTTGTTTATTGGTTTGTTGGTTTAAGCGTCAATCACTTCAATTGACTGGTTTGAGCCAACTGAAAAAGGCACGGTGTCTCCGTATGGGTTGCCGTCGTAGTTTTCGGGAAGCTCGACAGTTTCGGTGTCTGTAAGTGTGTCGAGTGTGTATGTTTTTAGTATTGCTTTCATGGTTTGTTTATTGGTTTGAATGCCCTTTAAAGGCGTTTGAATGCCCCTTAAAGGCGTTTAGTTTGTTTGTAGGCGTCTTTGCCTACCCCGAAACCCCGCGCCCCTTATAGGGAACGCAGGGCGCAAGGCTGGATTTGCTTTGCTGGTGCCTAGAAGTCTTGAATGATTACGCCGCCGTCATAAGTAATGACGCTTGTATGGTCTTGTAAATATTCAAGTGCGGCCTGATCAGTCGTAAACTCGCTCGTATATTGCGCCGCCGCTTCAATTGCGCTTTCGTATTCTGTAAACTCGCAACGGATTGCAATGGGATCCAATTCTATTTCTTCACCCGTGCTTTCCTCGTATTCCTCTAAATATTCCGCCATTGCAAACGCGGCCTTATAAGACATTTGAGAGTATTTGTGTAAAGCGTCTGCGATCTCGATAGTGCTTAATATTGTTTTCATGTTTAGTTTTTTGTTTATGGTTTATTAGTTTTTGGCGTTTGTGCCGTTTGTCTTTTCTCTTCGTCTTTTATAGATTGCAAGGTTTAAAGTTTACTCTTTAGTATCGTCTAGATTGTCCGCGATTTTAGCAAGGCGATATAATTCATTAATTGCCTCATCCCAATTCTTTTTAGAATTAGGCTTTTGCAATATATTCACGATTGTAGGGATCAAAGCCTCGTTTTTTGGCTTTAAGTTTGTAGCCTCAATGTAATTTTTTGATTCTGCTATTTTAGACTGTGTTTTCATTTGTTTAATCCTTTGTTTAGTTTAGGTTTAAGGCGATTCGTTCGCCTACTCCAAAGCCCGCACGACTCATAAGAGAAGGCGGGCAAGGGTTTGAGGGGTTGCTAAGCTTTATAAATTGATGCCATACTGCGCAAATGCGTCTAATATGCGAGATTTCGTCTCTGCCTCCAATTTTTGAGAGTAAAAAGGTTTGTCGAAATCGGCAACTTCACCGTCTTTTTCGGCTTCCTCTGCAATTGCAGATTGTATATCGTTTCTTAAATGCCATACAAAATCAGTTTGGCCTAAGAATTCATTTAATGACTGGTAATTGTAGCTTTTCATATCGTTTGCTGTTTAGTTTGCTCTCACTATTTACACGGGCTTGAGACCGTCTCGGAATTGAGGCTAGTTTACAAAATGGTAAGAATCGTAGCTTACCCCGCATTGCAGTCATTTGATGAATCGGCTCTGCTAATCGTGCCGATAGAAACACAATCTCAGAGTTTTTACCTAAAAGCGATAACTTTCTTCACTTTTTTTTCTAACCCTATATTGGCTCACATAACCAGTCGCATAATCAGTCGTAGAATGTATCACCCAATCTAGAATAAAAAGAAACCCTACGCGTGAACCTGGCCAGCAATCCGTCAAGCAAGCTACCTTTTATCAATAGGGGAGGGGGCCGTCAGAGGTTCGACGCTACTCATATATGTATATACATCCACCACCCTATAAAAAAATATATTCCTGCGAGGCTTCTATATACGTTAGATGCTGTTGCGTAGACACAGCTTCGCCCCATGGGCTAATATCAACGGTTTACGAAAGTGGAGGTAGTTAAGTCAATACACTCCGTTGATAATATTTTATGGCTAGCTTGCGTGGCGTCATCAGGGCTATCCAACCTCTAAGCATTAGGGACACCCGTATTCCTACGACTGCCTCGTTCCTTTATGCCTACCCGTATTTTTACAACTCATAGTGGGGGACTATAGGACTTGGGCTTACACGCTTGCTCCGATGGTTGACTAAGGTAGTATTATAGCATAAACCGTGCCAATTTGTATGGGGGGTTGACAAATAAAGGTAAGTATGATTGTGTTTGGATTATGTCTACTAAAGGAAGCCAACCTAGGCGATTAAATAGGGATGATAAGAAGTTGGAGGACAACTGGTCTCAGATTAACTGGGGTAAGCCCAAGGGTGTCCCAGTAGTTAAAGAGAAGGGTGGAGTTAAGACACGTATGGTATACAAGGATGAGTGAAGAAAACGAACAAACCCTAGCCAACCTATCGAACTCAATCTCTGAGTCAGTTAATAGCTTTGTAAAGTCTTGGGAACCAAGTGGTAGCGGTAGACCGCCATTGAGTGTTGGTAACCCCGCTAAGGCACAGGAGGTCTTAATGCTTGTAGCAGTGGGGACAAGTGGTAAGAAGATTCTGGAGCTTACGGGTTGTTCTACTAGCACAGTGGCTAGGTTGAAGTCTGACTGGTGTGACCACATAGGAGACTGGAAGGAAGAGGGTGGTAAGATTAGTGGTGGCATCTACATGGATACCTCAGAGGGTCTTAGTGACACGATGGCTCGTATATGCAAGGCAGAGGAGGAGGAAGACTGGAAGGCTGTTGAAGCCCTCTCTAAGGCTCTACAGGCGAAGAACAAGATACTTGAGGTCAGCCATAGGCAAAGCATGACGGCGCGTGGTGAAGCCTCTCAGATTACCAGGGAGGAAAAGGTCTTTACCCAAGATGATTATGAGGCCACCATTAAGGCAGCTAGGGATAGGATTGCTCAAGCAAAGATAATAGAGGCTGAGGTTGAGGATGTCTAGGTCACTCGGAGATGATAGCTATGAGCCTATCTATGACCAGATACGAGGGATACTTGGAGAACATTTTGAGAACTACTGCTTCATTGTAATGGACTCACAGGGAGAACTTTTCTTTGACTACAACCATCTGCCAGCAGGAAGGATGTTGCTACGTGAGATGCAGGAAGAGATCAGTGAAGAAAACATAGAGATTCAGTGGGAATTTGAAGATGATTCCGATGATTCAGAAGAAGAAGAATGACTATTGAGTTTACAAAACACCCAATAATCGAAGCCCCTACGGACGAAGAGATAGTTCTTCTAGGTGAGGCTGACCCTAAGCTCCTGTCTGACTTGCACGAGGCTCACGAAGGACGCATACGTTCAGCGGAGAGTGACCCATTGCACTACGGCTTTGAGCTAGAGGGATGGAAGCACGTAGACAAGTTCTTTGAAACGGTCAACACTGTCTTTGTTAGTGGAGGTAACCGTAGCTCTAAGACGGAGATGGGGGCTAGGAGTGTGGTCAAGGCTGCACTAGAAAACCCTAACGCTGAGATAGTGTGCTTTGCCCAGGACAACGATGCGTCGGTGCGTGTGCAACAACGTGCGGTTTATAATTACCTACCACCAGAGCTAAAGAAGAAGTCTAAGTCTACCGTAGAGTATTTAAACTACACGTTCAAGAATG